GGAACTATTGCGTCGAGGAGTTGAACTACACTATGAAAAGGTGATATATGGCGATTGAAGACGGCAACCCCCAAGGCGGGATCGGCCTTCACGAAGCAACTCTTGCCATCAGCAATTTGCTTGGCCCCGAACAGGACAACCAAGAAGAAGCTGAGGCGCTAGATCAAGAAGAAGCTGAAGAGCAGGAGCTTGATCAGGAATCTGAGACTGAAGAAGTCGAAGAGTACGAAGAAGAAACTGAGTACGACGAGGCTGACGATGTTGAAGATTCTGAATCTGACGACGAGGAAGTTGAAGAAGAAGCTACGCAGGAACTTTCAGAAGACCTTACCCTCAAGGTTAAAGTTGATGGGGAAGAGATGGAAGTCACCCTTGCCGAACTTCGGAACGGCTATTCTCGAACCGCAGATTATACGCGGAAAGCTACCGCTCTGGCCGAGCAGCGCAAGTCGCTTGAAGCTGAAGTGGAAGCCATTCGTGCGGAACGCACTCAATACGCGCAACTACTGCCGATCCTGCAACAGCAGATTCAGCAGCAGAACGCGGCAGAGCCTGACTGGGATACTCTTTATGATGAAGACCCCATTGAGGCTGCTAGATTGGAACGGCATTGGCGTAAAACCAAGGATGAACAAACGCAAAGGCTGGCCGCTATTCAGGCCGAGCAGTGGCGTCTCACCGAGGAAGAAACCAAGCAGCGTACACAGCAGATGCAAGCGGTTGTTCAAGCCGAACGTGCCAGACTCCCTGAAGTCATTCCTGAATGGAAAGATCAAGAGACGATGATGCGGGAAGCCCAAGAACTGCGGGAATGGGCGACATCGAACGGACTAACTGAGCAGGATGTTAATTCTCTCACACAGGCCGCTCATATTGCTCTTATCCGTAAAGCCATGCTGTATGATAAGGGTGTTAAGAACGTGGAAAAAGCGAAACAACCGGCCAAGAAAAAAGCTCGTGTTGTCCGCCCAGGTTCCAGCAACTCTTCTGCAAAGTCCGGTTCCGTTGATATTAAGAGAGCGTCCAAGCGTCTCGCACAAACTGGTCGCGTCGCTGACGCCGCCAAACTCTTGGATAAACTCATTTAGGGACTTTTAGTTATGGCTATTGTAGCAAACACCTTCACCCGTTATTCGGCTGTTGGTATTCGTGAAGACCTGTCGAATGTCATCTACAACATTTCGCCAGAAGAAACTCCGTTCATCTCGAACATCGGTCGCGAGAACGTCAAGAACACCTACTTCGAATGGCAGACTGACAGCCTTGCTGCTGCTTCGGCTTCGAACGCTGCTCTTGAAGGCGACGACATTTCTTCGTTCACTGCTGTTAGCCCGACCTCGCGGATCGGTAACTACACACAGATCAGCACGAAGAACGTCGTTATTTCGGGTACGCTCGAAGCTCTCGACAAAGCAGGTCGTCGTAGCGAACTGACATATCAGCTTGCAAAGCTGGGTTCTGAACTGAAGCGTGACATGGAGAGCGCACTGCTCGCCAACCAGTCGCCAGTAGCAGGTAACACCACTACGGCTCGCCGTACTGCTGGTCTGCCGGCTTTCATCAAAACCAACACCGACTTCGGTTCTGGTGGCGCTGACACGGCTGGTATCGCTGCTCGTACCGATGGTACGCAGCGTGCCTTCACTGAAACTCTGCTCAAAACCGTGATCGCTGAGGTCTGGGAATCGGGCGGCACTCCGAAGATGCTCATGGTTGGCTCGCACAACAAGCAAGTTGCTTCGGGCTTCACCGGCATCGCGACTCGCTTCCGTGACGTTCCTGCTGGCCAGCAGGCACAGATCGTTGGCGCAGCCGACGTTTACGTATCGGACTTCGGTACTGTGAACATCGTGCCTAACCGCTTCCAGCGCGCTCGTGACGCTTTCGTCGTTGATCCGCAGTATGCGTCGATGGCTGTTCTGCGTCCGATCCAGCAGATGGAACTGGCGAAGACCGGCGACGCCGAGAAGCGCCTGATGCTCGTTGAGTACGGCCTGAAGGTTAACAACGAAGCCGCACACGGCATCGTAGCTGACCTTACCACGTCGTAATTGACATATAGGCGGGGGCGGGTTTAGGCTCGCCCCCTAACCTATAGGAGTATTCCATGTCTAAGCGCCTTATTTCCGACGACAAAGCTACCGGGATCAAGACATATCTTGATTACGACGGCACCGATGACAACGCCACTATTGTCAAAGAGCAGGATGTCACGAATATCGTCGATTACAACAAGGCTGCGTTTGACGCCGCGCCGAAACGGTGGGGCGACTTTACTCATGTAGGCCGCATTCCGATGACGGTTTACAACGAACTTAAAGAGAAGGGCATTCTGGACGACCAACAAGAGTTGGTGAAGTGGCTGAATGATCCTAACAACGCCATGTGGCGTACACGACCAGGGAATGTCTGATGGCGATTACAACCTACGCAGAACTTAAATCTGCCGTCGCTGATTGGCTCAATCGGGACGATCTTGACGCCGTTATTCCCAATTTCATTTCGCTTGCCGAAGCGCACTTTAACCGCACTATGCGCCATCGTAAGATGGTGACGCGGTCTGATGCTACGCTCGACACGCCATATTTTGCGGTGCCAGCGGATTGGCTGGAGAACATTCGCTTCCAGTTAAACACGAACCCTGTTACGCCACTGCTGTATGTAACGCCGGAACAAGCCGCAGAGGAACGCCAGAAATATAACGCATCTGGCCAACCACTATTCTTTTCTATGGTGGGAGAGCAGTTCCAAGTCGTGCCGTCGCCTGACACTAGCTACGACGCTGAACTACTTTACTACGCCAAGATTCCGGCACTGTCGGACGCCAACACAACGAACTGGCTTTTGACAGAAAGCCCAGACGTATATCTTTACGGCTCGCTGGTTCAATCTGCGCCGTATCTTAAAGAAGACGAGCGAATCTCTGTCTGGGCGGGGCTGTATCAGCAGTTTGTTGATGATATGATGCTGGCCGATGAACGCGCCCGTATTGGCTCGTCTAAACTTAAAGCTCGCTTCCGCACATTTGGTTAGGGGTCAACGCCGTGTCTTTTTCTAATTATCTTGAGAACAAAGTTCTCGATCATGTTTTCGGTGGCTCGGCGTATACTGCTCCGGCCACTCTTTATGTCGGTCTGTTTACTAGCGATCCTGGCGAAGCAGGCGCTGGCACAGAAGTTAGCGGCGGATCATACGCTCGCCAGACGATTGCGTTCACTGTAACGGGCAGCCAAGCGTCGAGCAGTGCTGCTGTTGAGTTCCCTACTGCGACGGCTTCGTGGGGTACGATCACTTACGCTGCGGTATATGACGCGGTGTCAGGCGGCAATCTTCTTGCATCCGGTGCGCTGACGACTTCAAAGACTATCGACAGCGGCGACGTATTCCGTATCCCATCGGGTGATTTTGACATCGACTTGGATTGATAAATGGCCGGTTATGGTAGTGGCTTATATGGCATAGGGAGTTACGGTATTGACCCATTAGAGGGTCAAATTACCGTAACGGCTGCTGCCACCGCTACCGCTTCTGGTCTTATTGTTAAAGACGCTGTCGTCGCTGTTGCAGCGGCGTCTACTGTATCGCCTACGGCTACTCGCGTTCGCGAAGCCGCGATTGCTGTTTCAGCTACATCCACAGTTTCGCCGACAGCTACTCGTGTTCGTGAAGCAGCGATTTCTTCTTCTGCGTCATCGACTGTTTCGTTGTCCGCTGTTCGTGTTCGTTTGGGCGAAACAACGGCGCTATCTACATCTACAGTTTCGGTAGCGGCGCAGGCAGTATTCCTTTCGGGCGTAACAGTAAACGCACAAAGCACTGTCACTCCGACTGCTAACCGTGTGCAGTCAACGGGCGCAGCAATCTCGGCCACATCTACTGTAAATGTCGTTGCAGTAGAAAAATGGGAACCTGTCCCAATTACGCCAGAGACATGGACGCAACAATCCGATACTGCTATATCGTGGGCTGCGAATAGTGATACACCGAAGACTTGGACGCCGGTTGCAGTAACGGGCAAGACTTGGACTGAAATTTCTGATACAGATGAGACTTGGACGCCGAAAGAGTTTCCAGACTCCCTGGCCGCATGAGGTAAAATATGGCTGATACTACCACAACGAACCTTGGTCTTACGAAACCCGAAGTCGGTGCAAGCGCCGATACATGGGGTGCGAAGCTCAACACGGACCTTGATCTTGTAGATGCGATCTTCACCGCTGAGGGTAGCGGGACGAGCGTCGGCCTGAATGTGGGTACCGGCAAGACTCTAAATGTAGCTGGCCTCGCTCGGTTCAACTCCAGTGGCAACTACATGGAGTTTGGAACCGACATCCTTACCTCTGAGGATGCTAGTGGCGCGCACATCCGAGCGGCAGTTTCTAGCGCGGAGTTCCCTACATACTCAGTAACGGGCGACACTAATACGGGGGTGTTCTTCCCTGCCGCTAACACCTTCGCGATTTCGACCGCTGGCGATGAACGCATGCGGGTCTCGTCCACAGGCTCGGTCGGGATCGGAACGACTTCGCCTAGCAGCCCATTAGACATAGAAGCCAGCACTGCCACAGTCGATATTAACATGACTAACACGGCTAACCGTGCTGAAATAAATCTACAAGAAAGCGGAACGACTAAGGGCATTCTTGAGTATCGTGGCAGCACAAATGGCACTTTGCCAGGCACGATGCGGATAGGCACACAAGGTTCTGATGATTTAATTTTTAATACTGCTGGCGCAGAGAGGCTTCGCGTTTCAGGGACAGGCCTCGTAGGAATCGGCACGACTTCGCCTGCTACCTTAACTGCTGGAATTACGGCTTTATCAATAAGTGATACTGGCGCTAAAACAACTGGCGATAAGATAGGTGAACTTAACTTCGTCACCGATGATGCCTCGTTTACTGGCACATATGCAGATGGCATAGGTGCGGCAATCAATGCCGTGTCAACCTCTGCGACTGGGGCGGCTTATGGCCTAACATTTACTACGGCAACTACTACAGGCTCGAACAGAGCGGAGCGTGTCAGAATAACTGAGACAGGCGACGTAGGTATCGGCACGACTTCGCCTAGTGCGAAACTTCATGTGTCTGGCACTGCCGCCACCCCTGCTGTATTGGGTCGCACAAGTTCAGATACAAACTGCAACATTGAGTATCGCGGCTCTGCTACCTCTGTTTATGCTGGTAAGGGCGCAGGGGATATTTGGGCTGTAGGTTCTGGTAGTGATCTAAGTAATGCAACTACCACTAAGTTCGCAGTTGATACAGGAAACGGCAACGTAGGGATCGGCACGACTTCGCCTTCTTACCAGTTGCAGCTATCTACTGATAGTGCGGCCAAGCCTTCTACAAATACATGGACGATTGCTTCTGACGCTCGCATCAAAAAAGAGACTGGAGAATATACCAAGGGTCTTGATGCGGTCTGTGCCCTCCGGCCTGTTACCTACGAATACAACGGTGCGGCGGGATTTGAGGCTGATGGCAAAGAGAATATCTCCATCATTGCACAAGAGGCGATTGAACATTTCCCCGAATGTGTCGGGACGTTTAACGCCAAATTGAATGAGGGTGATGAAGACGAAACGGAACTGTTTAACTGGAATGGTCACGCTCTCACATTTGCTCTTGTCAACGCCATCAAAGAACTGAAGGCCCAAAACGACGATCTTCGCGCCCGCGTGGCACAACTTGAAGGGCAATAGCCATGTCTTCTACTACTTACACTTGGACTATCGCTGCACTGGATTGCAGCAACACAGATGATGCTTTCCCGGCCAAAGTCATCACCGCTCACTGGCGGCTTGATGGCGAGTTCTTGAGCGGCGGGCAGTTCTCGGCTGGTGTCTACGGCACTGTGTCTTTCGAAGAGCCGGAAGCTGGCAGCTTTGTTCCCTTCGACCAGTTGACCGAAGAACAGGTCATCGGTTGGGTTGAGGCCGCTCTGGGCGATGAGCAGGTCGC